TGATTCCTCAAAAGCATCCAGAGCAATCTTTGTGGACTTGATGCCGGTATCAAAATCCTTGTTCACGTCCTGGGGTGTTGCCTCTCCAAGACGCTTTTTTATGTCCAGATAGCCCCATTCGCCATGGGCTGGATCGCCCGTGATATGGGCCATCATGGCCGTGGCAAACGTGCGGTCCATTACATTATGGAACAGGGTGGCCATGGCTTCTTCGTTCTGGCCACGGTTGGTGAGCACATTAACGGCCTGAAGAGTCGCTTCAAAAGGGTCAATGCCTTTCCGCAAGGCATCTGCACGATATTTACGAATATCAATGCCCAGCTTGGCAAAGTTCTTAGCGCCAGCATTGGATGTGGTCGCATCAATAAAGGCGCGCTCATTGGCCACGGCCTGCCCGAGTGATCCTGCACTTTTGCGCGAAACGGCCAGAGCCGCCAGAATATCGTCCAGCCCCTGCCTGCCATGCACCTTCATACCACTCGCCGCCGCCCCCAGTTCAGGGAAGAGCGGGGCCAGTTCTTCCATGGGCATGTCGGCCAGCTTGCCCGCAACCGATGCGGACGCCAGAGCGCCGCGCAGGTCAGGGTCTTTGATGCCGATGTTCTGCTGCATGGAAAACGCCGTGCGGGCCACGGCATCGGGCCGGGCATTGTAGGCGGTGCCAATGGTGGCAATGTCGGGCAAAACATTGCGCAGCCGCGCCCCCGTGTAGCCTTCGCGCCCAAGGAAGGCTTCAGCCGCAGCCAGTTCCGCGCTGCGCTGGCCGGTCTGGCGGGCCAGCATGTCCAGCCTGCGCCCTTCCGCGCTGGCAAAGTCCATATTGGCCTGCCCGTGCAGGTTCAGACCGATCCCGATATGGGTCAGGTCGTTATCATATTCCGCAGCCGCCTTGACCGGCATGACCAGACCAAAGCCCGTGGCCGCCGCACCAAAGGCTCGGCCCACGCCTTCCTCAATGGCCCCGCCAAAGCCCCGCACAGCCCCGCCTACGTTGCGTGCATAACCCATGCCGCCGCTACCAATGCCGGACATGGCGGCACGAATGCGCTCCATAGCGGAAACACTCTGCACGGCGGCGGCTTCCGCATCCACGCCAATGGCGCGCATGCCAGAGCCTGCGGCAGTCTCCGCCTGCACCAGTCCACGCAGGCTCACGTTCAGGTCATTAACCGCCCAAGCGCCCTGTTCAAAAATACCGGATATGCCGTCCAGCCGATGCAGGCCGTTGCCGACTTCGGCAGCAGCTCCACCCGTCACACGCAAGGCTTCGTCCAGGCCAGTTACGGCAGCCGTGGCCGTTTCCACACCTGCCGCCGCTTCCTGTGCTGCGGCCCCGGTGGCGTTCAGTGTTTCGTTCAGTTCGCTGGTGGCGGCCTTCGCTGCGGCCACTGGCTCCATCATTTCCGCAAAGGGGTTGATGCTGTGCGCCAGTTCCTTCAGGCCCTGCACCAGTTCGGACAGCACGCTATTTGCACCGCGCACCTGGTCCAGCGACCCAACGGTAAAATCAAGGCGGAAGGCCGCCGTCATATTGCTCATGCGGCCTCCCTTAACTGCCGTTTTGTGCAGCCCTTATGGCTGCGGCCCGGCTTTCGGCCAGTTTGCCAAAGGCGTGTGACCAGAAGCGGATCCGCGATAAGGGCATGTCGAGAATTTCAGCCTCGGTGAAGCTGCTCTCACTGGCTATGGCTGCGAGGTAGAGCGGCCAGTCTTCTTCTTCCCACTCCCGAAAAAAACCGAAGCCACCGTTGTCAGCTTCAGGTAGTCCTCGGCGTCCACCTCATCCAGCAGGGCGTCCGCAACCGGCCCGGTCATCTGCAAGCACGCCTCAATCATGGCGCGCGTCTGGGAACCATTGCCCTCCAAATCCAGAATGGCCGTCATCGCCCGGCCCTTGATCCGGTGCATGATGACACTGGAAACCGTGTCAGACTGTTCCGCGCCGCTCACCATGCGGCGTTGTGTCACAGGATATTCCAACGGCACAAAAACAGACCCATCGGCCCGATAAACTGCGCCTTCAGGCAGCGCGGGACGCGCCTTGGTGTGAGTATCTGCCCCGCCGTCAGCAGGAGGATGTTTGGCTGTGGTTACACTGGGTGCGGTCATTTCAGAAGTTCCGTATAGGTTGAGCAGTTCCATGTGACGGGCATCTTGCCGCCATCATCGGTCATGGTTGGGGCGGAAAGGATGAAGGCATCAGGAAACGTCCAGACCTGTCCCGTATCGGCCTGCACCTGCAATTCGCCTTCATCGCCAGGATTAAAGGCGGCCAGACTTTGCCCCTTCTTCAGCAGCGGTGTCGCCTTGGTCTCGCCAGGCTGGAATTGCTGGCTGCGGTGTGCTGTATCGCCAGCAACCTGTGTCACATTCTGGTATGTCGGCAGCCGTATGGAACTGCCTTTGATGCAGTCATACTTCACGCCCATCCACCAGATGCGCAGAATACCTACTGATTGTGCCATGGTTTACGCCTGTAGCTGGATAGAGTTGGCGAGGATCACCAAAGAGCCGATCACCTTGACCGGCAGGGCAGAATCACAACGGTTGCGATCCTCTGAATTGAGTTCAAAGTTTGCGGCTGCCCCCAGTGTTGCAGAGTCCTCGACCCAACCCTGCGCCTCATAAACTGCCAGGCGTCCGGACCAACTGCCTTTAAGTGTTTTGGGCGTCACCACACCGGCGGCCTGAAGCGCCAGCGTAGAGGTATCATCCGCCAGTTTGGCGCGCGGATACATCTCATCAATAAAGGTGTTCCAGTCGTAGCGGATCCGCGTGCCGGTCTTGGGCACCATAATGTCCCGCCACGCCTTATCGGCATTGTCGGACGCATCTTTCTGGTAGTTCGTCACCAGCCGCTCAATGCGCACCGTTCCGTCCTGGCCAACCAGGAATGTCGAAGCACCAGACTTGAGCAGGACGTTGCGCATGTCATCGTCAAACAGGTCAGTGTCATCCGGGGCCAGTCCGGTCAGGCCGGTCAGTTCCAGTGTCCGCAACTGCCGCGCCGGGTCATTGTTCAGGGCCTGTGCCGCAACCCCGCACATGATGGCTGCCACAATCCACGGTGCCCATTTGGGGCGGGATGCGGGCAGGACAGACATAAACCGGCTATTCAGTGTGCCAGTCAGCGCCAATACTGCGCCATACGTCCCCCGGAAGCCAAAATACACATGGGTATCCAGGCGGGTCATCGCGCCGTAACGGCGCTCCGCATCGGTGGAAAGGGCCGTCAGGTTCGTGGTATCGTTCAGGCAGGTGGCAATATCGGTGTACCAGACATTTGCCACCAGATTGATGGCTGGCGTGAGGTCTGGCGTACCAGCACCTCCCGCCATGTCGGTAACAGCCACGGCAACACCGGGCACCTGATCGCCAGGTAACGCACTCATTCGCACGTCAATATCGTTAACGAACGCACCTTTTTCCACGCTGGTCAGTGTCAGCACACCGGCTACAGCAGCGGCTGTCAGGCCGGTTCTGGCCGTCACGTCGTCGGTAAAGGCCGCAGCCGCAGCACTCGCCATATCTGCGGCCTGCATCGTGGTCGTGACAACAAACGGCACACGCACACCGTTGGCCCAGATTGCCGCCGTGCTATTCTGCCCAGCTTGCCCGGTAAAGGTCAGCGTTGCACTGGCAGCCTTAGCATCCGCCTCTGGCGCCACCATCACCATGTCCACTTCCACATAGGGAGAGGCTGCAACCAGAGCCGCCACGGCAGCGGCCAGTGCGGACCCGGAACCGGCAATGGCTTTGGCACTTGATGCGGACACGTCCTTATAGCGCACCAGCGCATTGCCCACGCCACTGCCTTTCTGGCCCAGCACCAGCACACGCAGCGGCATGTCCCCCACCTGCGTTGCCGATGGCACCATGGTAATTTCGCCGTAGCTGCCAGGCACCGCATCATCGGCAGGAATTTCGTTGAATGTAATGGTCATTTGGACGCACTCCCGGCTGGGGCCGCCGTAGAAGCGGGCTTTGCGGGCGCGGCTTCGGCTGGCACGCGCACAATATCGCCATCACGCAGCAGACGTGCCCAGAAAGGCTTGGTCTCGTCCACGGTAAAGGGTTCATCCGGCACGCTGCGTGTATGATCGCCCTGGGGGATCAGCACGCGCCTGCCAGACGCAACAGTGACCTTGATGGTCATGATCCGGCTCCAATCTTGTGTTCGGTGGCGGCCTGCGAGGCATCGCCATTGATCTGCATGGCATCAGCCAGCAGCAGGAATTCGGGTAGCGTTTCGACCAGCGGGCCAAAATCAAACGAGACGTTCTCAATCGCGACTTCCAGCGCCACAATGGCAATGCCATCCTTCAGCCAGTCTGCTGCCGCAGCAGGCACACTGGCCTTACGAATGACGCAGGCCCCCATATCCGGCACATTCATGCCGTGCAGGGCGGCTGCTGCCAGTGCGGTAATACCCATGGTGCCCGCACCCCGCAGACGGTCATCGCCAAAATACAGACCCGCCGGGTCGCGGGACTGAACGATGCCAAACAGAGCAAAAGACAGGTCTCCACGGAACACACCGCCGCAATCACGGGCAGCATTCCAACCGGCCCATCCCAGAGCAATGCCCGGACATGCGCCAATGATTTTACCCCAATCAGATTTTGACGCATGCGGCGGCACGATGTGGTGGCGGTAAATGCGCTCGGAAAATATGATCTTCAGGCGTGTCTCAATAGCCTCGAACGCCGTGCGGATGGGTCCACCGCCAATCAGTTCAGTGGGGTATAGCTTTTCCAGTTCATGGCTCATCACCACATCCTCCCTGGATGAAAGCAGGCCGGGCGCGTGGCAATGCGTG